TTGGAATAGTTTTACCAATACCTTTCTGTGAATCCAATAATCCTTTAAGTTGAGATCCACTAAATTTCTTACTACCTGCCTTTCCTTTACCAAAACCTTCAGCTGGACCTAAAAGGTGGAGTCCTCCACGAGAATATCCTTTAAGTAATCCACCACGAGACATGCCTCTTCTATTCCAAAGTAATGCTCTATCACGAGCAGATATACCTGCCTTTGCTGTTATACTGGTAGTATCTGCTTGAGCTTTCAAAAATAATCTATTTGCTGCTGTTCCTGGTATATCTTTATTAATATCAAAAGCCATATCAGATTTGAAATTAGGATTTTCTAAAGTTTCCCTCCTAACCCATTCCATCTTCTTAAGAAGATGTTCCTTAATTTCTGATGGCATTGCCTCATTATCCTGAACATGTTCAACTGCAGAATTAAAAGCCCACTCACTCATATTAGCAATCGTCTTACCAAAGTTTATCATCTTTCCATCCCTATCCATTTCCATTCTCATATGCTCACCAAAAATAGCATCAGGATCACTATCAATCATTGAATTATTATGTTCCATAAACTGCATCAATGAAGGACCAGCTAATGCTACTAAGTCTTCTTGAGTCATCTCTTTATTTGGATCAGCATTAGATAGAAAATCCATACCTTGTTGACTAGGTGAGAAACCTAATTTATTTGCTTCATCCGTTCTTTGTTCAGTTAAAAAGGGATTCTTTTTTGTATCTGGTGTATCAATAGGTATAACAAAACTATCATTTCCTTTCGTTCTAACTTCTTCTGTTCCATGACCCTCGAAAGCAGTAGACTTACCACCATCTAATGATACAGGATAACCTGATTGGGGACCTTCAATCATTCCACCTTCTGACATTTGAGGAAGCAATCCACCAGCAGATAAACCAGGAATCCTTTTCAGTAACTTACCCATCTTCATCTTCGCTATTGCTTTAATCAATGCGGGAATAATTTTAGTTACAAGTCTAACACTAAACTTGGCAATCATTACCCCCAACTTCACGGCCATTCGACCAAAAGAATTACCAAATAATAAAAATCCTGCCAATAATACAGGCCAAGTTTTCTTAAGGAATTTACCTATTGCTTTTACTTTATCTTGATTCTTTTTATCAGAGAACCATTCTAATAATTTGAATACTATCCTACCAAGAACAATCTTTCCTATAAAATCTAATACTTCTTTAAATAAATTTTTAACAGGTGCAACAACTTTCTCTACACCAGACTTTACGGAACTAAACCCTTTCTTAAGTACCTCTAATCCAGATTCTTTTTCTTTTCTATTTGCATTTTGAGTAGCACGACGTTTATTCTTTGCATCATCTCTCTTATCTTTGATCTGATTAATTAAAATATCACGTATTGAAGTAACACTTACAAGAATTTGTGTTAGTGCATCACTGCCACCACCTCCACTTTTAGAAGCAAGTTTCTTTGCATCCATCTTAGCAGCAGGAAGCATCTTCTGTCCCATTATCTTTTTGGGACTAACAGTTGTCTTTTTAACTTTCTGTTTAAACTTTGGATCTGCCTTTTTTCTACCTGCCCTTACCCTCTTTATTTCTCTTTGTAATATGGGTATTCTTTTATCACTTGCATTCGTAATCACAAGTGCGTTAGTTGCCTCCATTAATGCACGTAGATAATCCACGTCATTATTAACATCCATCAAATCGATATCAAGATCTGATAATATTTTTAAAATTGGTGGACTACTAACGGACATTCGCTTGTTGTTGCTTTTGCTTTAATTCTTCTTCCTCAAGATGTTGCTTAAGGAGTCCCACATAGATGTCTCGTTCCCAAGGCATCATATTTTCAATCTCTGTTAATGAATATTTATGGTACTGCATCAAGGAAAAGTTCAACCTGTAGTAATTCTCCAGGTCCATGTGCATTAGAGCTAGGCGAAAAAAGACGCTAAACCCTCCAATACTACATCACTTTTAACTTTTGTCTTTGGATTAGTTACCTTTACTTTGTGAGATAGTTTAGGCATTGTCTCAAAGAATGTTTCAATCTCTTTAAACTGTACAGAATTCATCTGTTCCAAGAATTCTTTTATTTCTTTCTTTGTACAATCTGCAGCAGCCCATACTTCATCTGCTGTATAGATCTTATCAATACAAGTAGCAATCAAATCAAATGACTGATCCATTGCATTAGCATCATCAAAATCAAAATTATTTTTAATAAACTGTTCCAATGATGGATACTTCAATTCCATCATAAGATCTTTATCAAGTTTAATTTGATTAGTATGATCATCATTCTTTTGAACTTTGATTTCATCTAAGTCAATGGTGATAGGAACTTGTGTCTCTTCATCATCAGGACATATGATATTAACTTCAATCTCTTCTCCAACAGATTTACCTCTGATGTTGAGGAACAGAAATTCAATATCAAAAGTAGGAAGTTGATCTACTTTAATTCCTTTTGTAAGAACACAGCTCTTCAAAACATTTTTTATAGCAGTTGTAATCTGCTTTGTATCTTCTGTTTCTAAAGCAAGTACAAGTAACTTCTCTTCTTTAACAAGAAAAGGTCTGTAATTAATACTTTGTCCTGTAGAAGGTAGCTCCAACTCATATGTCGGTGTGGCAATCTTTGGTAAAGGCATAATATCCTATAGAGTTTTCAGTATGTTTATTTAGGGGGGTTATTAGAAGAAAATAACTATCTTGCAGCTCTTCTTGCAGCTCTTCTTGCAGCAAATGCTTCTTTCTCAGCAGCTACTACTGCTGCTCCTTCTTTAGTGGTATCATCATAAAATTCCCTTTTTATTACACTCTTATCTTGACCATTACGTAATATCTCACGTACTGGTGATGAATTATTTTTCACTTGATCAGATATAGTTGCTGCAGGTTGTTGTGTTGTGGGACTTGAGGGCTTGCGAAGAATGTATCTAATATAGCACATAGATACCGTACATTTCAAGAGGGATGATGAATCATAAGTAACTGGCATTGAATTAATAGCCAATGGAAAAGTTCTAAAGAACTCATATTCCATGCTGCGATTATGATCTCTCTCAAACTTTGTAATCTTTAATCCTTGATCTGCCATATAGTCGTCAGGATACTTTGATCGATAGAAATAACTTTTATCTCTTGCATCATCAGAGTCTTCGTTCATAATCTCACTCATCCAAGTCTCAAAAAACTTGATAGGTAAATAACCATTCGCATCAACATAAAAAGTTAAATCAATTCTATCCTCAAATATTCTTCTATATGCATGTTTCTCTGTAACACCATGACGATCATTAGTAAGTTCCAATGTTGCTAAACTGGATCCAGGTAATGATGCATCCGAACACATTATATTCAATCTATCTTGCTGCACTGTTCCACCCAACAAATCTTTCAACTTAGTACCAAGAGATCCAGATGGAACTGGAATCTGAACATCAAAATAAGATGTTAAAGCAGGTGTTAAAAGAGTTGCCTTAATGACATCTATACTTCTTATAGTAGGCATCTAACTATAAATACTATTTGACCTTATATATTATGTATAAGAGAAATGGCAGAAAGTATTAAAAGTAGGTTTAAACCATCCTTTCCCAGAAAATATAAAGGTAATGCTAACAATATTATATGTCGTAGCAGTTGGGAAAGAAGGTTCTGTAACTACTGTGATATAAATGAAAACATTATTGAATGGGGAAGTGAAGAGTTCTTTATACCATATGTCTCACCAAAAGATAATCGTGTTCATAGATACTACCCTGACTTTATTATAAAGGTAAAGGAGAATACAAATAAAATTAAAACATATGTTATTGAAGTGAAACCAAAGAAGCAAACAGTACCACCAAAGAAAAGAAAAAGAGTAACCAAGTCCTACATATATGAATGCACAACCTTTGCAGTTAACCAAGCAAAGTGGAAAGCAGCAAAAGAATTTTGTGATGATAGAAGAATTGAATTTAAGATCATCACCGAAAAAGAATTAGGTATTAAGTAATGCCAAGAAAGACACTTAAACAAAGAAGAGAAAGAGATGCTGCCAGAGAGCAGGAAGATTTTGGGTTTGATGACACACCCTCCAATAGAATAGAAGCAATCAAAGAAGAATTAGAAACAACAAATGATCCAGAAGATCTGATGTTAATGATTATGGATGCTCTTAAGGATACTGTATCACCCATCCCAGAAGTAGGAAAATTTTATACATTTGTTTATAATGCAAAAACTCCTCGCATACAATACGACCAACATCCATTAGTTGCTTGTACTGATTTACAACAATGGGGATTCAAAGGTTTAAACTTTCACTGGAGACAATCAAGAAATTATACATGGGAAGAACTTGCAGGACAATTATATATTGTACAGTATGATGAACTTGATGACCTACTTGCAATACCTTATGCCAAGTTTCTTACTAAATAAATAAAAAGTCTGCGATAAATGACGACCAAGGCAGGGTTCTATGGATCCGATGCAAAACAAAATAGGTTTAGAGTTCCTGAATTAAAGGGAACTCGAAGTCAGAATGAGGCATATTTTGTACTTGTTAATAAAGAAACTGGTAAAAGTATGGTATATAATGAAGAGGCTGTTGCAGATAAAGTTGTAGGAGAATATGATGATAAGGGAAAATTTGTTCCCAATGAAGCATGGTGGGGTGGTGCTCAACCAGAAGAAAGAGAATTCTTTAGTTCTGATAAAGGCAAAGAATTAGTTAATGGTCATGCAAAAACGATAGCAGAAAATGGTATACGTGAAGAACAAGGTTTAGATTCTGATCCTGAATCAGCAACAAAGAAAGCTAATGAACTTGTTAATGCAAATGATGCAAAAGAAGAAGTAAAATTAAGTGAGTCTGTAAATAAGTTACGTTCTGAACCAGCAGATAAAAATACAAGGAATCAATTTCCTAAACTTCTTTTTTATCCCATAACTTTAAGACAAGAAAGTCCTATACAGGATGTGATTAAATTTAGTATGATGAAGTATGAACCAAAAGACGTACCTCAAGGACTTACATTTAAGGATAGAGATCAATCCAGAAGAACAATAGGATCTTGTATTCTTCCTATTCCTGGTGGTATTTCAGATGGTAATCAAGTAAGTTGGAATCAAGATAATATGGATCCAGTTGCTATTGCTAAAGCAGAAGTTGCATTAAAAACTATTAAAGATGGTGGTGAAGGTTTTACAGGTAGTATATCAGATATTGCAGGTGCTTTAGGTGGGACTGGTAAAGATACAATTGCTACCCTTATTGCACAAGCAGCAGCAGGAGGAGGAAGTTTATTGACAAGAACTACTGGATCAGTATTGAATCCTAATATGGAATTACTATTTCAAGGTCCATCACTTAGAGATTTTAGTTTCCAATTTAAACTATCACCAAGAAGTAGTAAAGAAGCAAAACAAATAATAAAAATTATTAGATTCTTTAAACAAGGCATGGCACCAATAAGAAGTCAATCAAGATTATTCCTTAAGAGTCCACATACATTTAAACTTCAATACCTTCATGACAATGATGATCATAAGTATTTAAATAGATTTAAAGAATGTGCATTACAAAGTTGTACCGTTACATATGGTGAAGCACAATATTCTACATATGAAGATGGTGTTCTCTCATCATACAATATGAATCTATCATTCAAAGAACTTGAACCAGTATTTAATGATGAGTATTCAACACTTGATGGTAATAATGATTCAATGATAGGTTACTAAAAATGTCAAACTACTTCCGCAATCTACCAGACTTTGATTATGTTAGCAGACTTCCAGGTGCTAAAATATCTGATTATAATAAAGTAAAAAACTTTTTTAAAAGAGGATTTATTCGAGAGGATATATTCCAAGAGTTATCTTTCTTTACCAAGTATCAAATCAAAGGAGATGATAGACCAGATAATGTTGCTTGGAATTTTTATCAAGAATCTGGATTAGATTGGTTGGTATTAACATGTAATAATATAGTAAACATTCAGACAGAGTGGCCACTTAAACAAACAGACTTTGATAGATTTCTATTGGATAAGTACGAAACCTATGAAAAACTAAATGAAATACATCATTACGAAACAATAGAGATTAAAAATACAAGAGGTACTATTCTTCTTAAAGAAGGTCTTCAAGTAAATTCTAATTTCTCAATGACATATTATGATGACATTACAAAGAAACAAGTTACTCCAACTACACTAACAACATCAGTAACTAACTATGTTTATGAACAAAAAAAAGAAGATGAAAAAAGAAATATATACTTACTTAAACCAAATTATCTTAATATAATATATGATGACATGGATGAAATAATGACATACATAAAGGGTTCCAGTCAATATAAGACTGAAACCCTTAAGACTGCTGATAATATCAGACTGTATACTTAACTCTCTGCTAACTTCTGAAAGTAAGATAGAGCATCATCTTCATCTGATGATGAACCTACTGCTGCAGTAACAGTTTCTTCTGCA